CATCGTCCTTGTCCTCGTCCTCGTCTCCGTCGTCATCTTCATCCCATTCATTCCCATCCGCTTCATCGTCCGAGCCTGCCGAATCATCGTCAAGCGGATCCTGCTCAGGATTTGATTCATCCTGGTCATCCTCGACATAGAGCTCCGCGCGGCCGTCCTCGACTGCCGGATTCCCTATCTCGACCGGAAGCTCCTGGACGGAGCCGATCGGCAGCTGGCCGGTGATATTGCCCTGCTCATCGAACTCGTCAACGAGGCCGATGATGGTGTACTTCTGAGTTTCTACTTCAGACATGCTCCGGTTAGTTAGAGTAAGTAATTGCTTTCACGGCCCACATCTGAGCGGTTTGCGCGTCTGTGATAGCGACGGAGAACATGCGCTTCTTCTCGCCGTTGTCGGTGGCGTTGCGCTGAGCGTCGAGCGAATCTATGATCGCTGCGAACTGCTCCTTGATTCCCTGCACGAGCGGATCGTTGGACGGGTTGGACGTAAGTCCGACCGCCTTCTCTCCGTAGGTCAATTCTCGGTCCATGCGTGTGTGCTAACGATTAAAAGTCATTGTCCTCGTCCGTCTGCCCACCGAGCGGGTCGCTGTCCGCGAACTCGTCTTCGAGCGAGCCGGACTCTGCCGTCTCCGAAGAGGACTCGCGCGGAAGCTTCGGAAGGATGTCCGTCTGCACCATCTCGTAGAGGAAGGCGAGCCGGTCCGTATCATCGAGCACCTTCTGCCCGCGCACCGTCTTCTCTTCGAGCGGCGGCAAGCCGTTCGGATTATCCTTCGTGTACGCGTGCTTCAGCGTCTTGCCATCCTGCGAGATGAAGAGCGACGATTTTGTCTTGCCGTCCTCGATCTTCTGCGCAGGCTGCACTTTCATTTCCTTCGCAAGGTCCGCGTTCGGCAGGATCTTAAGGATGTTGAGCGCGTAGCTGTTGCTGTACGAGAGCTGCAGCGTGTACACCTGGCCACCGTCCTTGAAGTCGAACTCCCATGACATGCCGTATTCGCCATCGCGCGTGCGGATATTCATGAGCTTTCCCGTGAACGAGTCGTGATGAAGCTCGTGCACCGTGTTGCCGAGCTTATTGACGCGCGATACCGCCCCTGGCGTGCCTTCTGGCACCTTCACCGTGAACTTGCCCTGGTAGATGGTGAAATACTTACCGCCCTCTCGATTCTCGAATGCCATATGTTATTTGATAGTTATCTTTTGATAGGTAGCGGACTACCGCCATGCACGACTTCCGGAGACGCCGTGGTGATAGTATACATGTCGCCATCGCTGTCGGTCAAATAGGGAAGGAGTGGATAAGCTGTTCATGATGGGGATAACTCTTCCCCGTAGAACGTATTCGAGACGAAATACGCCCTACGGCAGATATCCACCTCGCGCAAAGGGCAGATACCGCGCAGGCATATACTTATACCGTACAAGTAATACGCAATTCTTATGGCAAAAAGCAACGGATACTCGGCGAAAGCCGCAGCAGCGGGAAAGGATCTCGGGAAGCCGAACACGGGCAAGAACGCCGGATTCGCGAACGTCGCTTCGAAAGCGGCGAAGGAGTACGGCTCGAAAGCCGCAGGCGAGCGCGTCGCAGGAGCGATACTGCGCAATCTGCGCAAGGGCAAATAGGTCGCGCGCATGCGTGCACAGAAAAACGCCTCGTACGAGGCGTTTTTCATATCACCGCGGGTCTTGACGTACCATACGGACTACCAGCCTTTCCCCTTGAAAATGTGCCGGTACCCCTACCGGCACCTTAGGAGTATATCACTCGACAATACTGATATTTACGAGCTGCCATGCCGACGGCCGATAGAACCGGTTCACAGCGTCCTTGTACGCATCAGAAGCGCAAGCTGCCTTGATTAACACCGTCTCGAACTCAATGAACTTCCCTTCAAACCAGTGCTCGAATCGCATGAAGTAGGTGCGCATCCTACCATTCATAAGCTTCATCTCACCTGGTATATCACCCGTGAAAGAGGATTGATTCCCTAGTTCCATAGCCATATGAGTATGATGATGACGATGATGGCAGCGATGATGATGTCTTCCCACATACGCTACTTTTTAAGCTCCTTGATCTCCGCACGGATCCCTTTCATCCGCTTTTCGAGTTTCTTGATGAGCGCCCGCTTCTGCGCGCGCGTGAGTTGGCTGATATCGGTCGAGGTGGCGATTGCGTCCGTGCCGGTACCGATGCGGAGCTGAGGGAACACGAGCACGTCCGGCGCATCGCTTTCGAGCATCTGCATCTTGCGTATCGCTGCCGCTTCCTGTGCCGCGCTCGACGCTCCGTACTGATACCGGCATTCACCGCCGTAATTGCATCCCGTCATGGCATGGGTGCGCGCAGGGAGCAGCATGAGCGCGATGAGCGCAGCGACCGCGCACGCTAGAGCGATACGTGTCATGTCTTCGTAAGTATACCGTGTATAGGTCATGGTCTGGTCTGTTAGGTGCGTATAATTGTCCTTCATAATCACTCTACCGTAAGCAGCGCGGATGCGCCCCTGTCGCCCGTTCCGATGTACGCGCTCCGGTCGCAGGAGCCGTATGATGGCTCGCTCACGCACAGGATGTTGTTCGCGACCTGTTGCTCTGCGTCCCGTATGCCGGTCATGATGTCCGCTATCGCGAGGAAGCTCGCGAGCACGAGCGTGCCGAACGCGTAGGTGATGGCGTCTTTCGTCTTCATATCCGTGTCTCGCTATCCTCTCTGTCAAGCGCGACCGTTTCGAGGTCGTCCCATGCCGCGTCGAGCGCAGCCCTGTTCTCCGGCTCCTGCCCGCTCGGACTGTGCATGTAGAACTCAAACAAGGACTCGATGAACTGCTTCGTCTCCTTCTTCATACGCTTACTCGGCATAGCTGATATCGGTGCGCAGGTATGACGCCGGATAGATGTCAATCACCGCATCGTCGTAGCCGTGGTCGGCATACCGGTCCGTGGTCGTCATCTCCATCATCATGTTGCGCTTCTTGTTCGCCCACGTGATGGTGCGCCCCGCACTGTCGAACTCGTGCATCGTGTAGAGCACGCCCGCGACGCGCACATAATCCACGCAGCCTCCGTGCTTGCCCGCTGCCGCGCATGCGCCGTGCTTCGTCCGTAGGTACTTCTGGAACGTATCCTCGTTCTTGAACGTGTGATAGGTCTTCATACATCTATTCGTTAATCCACTCGTTGATAAGGATGGCCGCCTGCTCGACTTGCCGGTCGTACCAGATTGCGCACGCATCGGCTATCGAGCGTATGCCGTACTCGCGCATGGTGTCGCTTATGTCTTCCTCGTTGAAGACATTGAGATAGGCGAGCCGGTCTTCCGTATATATGGAAGCGGTATCGGATGCCTGCTCGTATATCTCCTGTTCGGCTTCCTCTTGCGTGGGGTCAGACTCATATATCTCAGAGACGATATCGCATGCCTCGTTGAATATCTGATAATCGAGGTCTCGCACTTCGTAGTGGTCGAGATAGACGCGTTGAAGCGTGGCGGGCGCGTCGCTCGCGAAGTGATAAAACCTTACGCCATCATCGCGCATGCTGTGCGTCATCGCGCTTTCGAGACTCTCTATTTTCTCTTTCTTGGTCATGGTGCCCGTGTTCGTTTTCATAGTAATGATTGTGATGCTGTTAATCGTCCATCGTCGAGCCGTCCCAGAAGAGCACAAAGTCGCACGGTTCGCCGCTGTCTCCCGCGCACGCGACCAGGTCATGGTCGTAATCGCCCATATCGCCCATCTCTTCCATCGTCCCGCCACAGCGCGGGCACGGTGCGTGCAATGCCTTTTGCTGCAATTCGCTGAGGTTCATTTCCATAGGTCGTGAAGTTAAGTGATAGATGCTAAAGGATATTCATGAGATATCTCTCAATCGCCTCTTTCAGCTCGCGCCCGTTGCTGTACGCTTCGATGTTGAGCGCGTACGCGAGACGGTCGTAGGTGCCGGTCGCGCCGTCGAAGAACCGGCGGTCGACGTTCTTCAGGCCTTTCGGCGTTATCCTCCCGTATTTCCCCACAGGGAGCCGCATAACGGCCTCTTTGCCTTTCTGAGTCATGATGAGGAACGTGCTTGTCTTAGCCATATGCCTCTTCTTTATCCTCGCCGCTAACGGCCGCAGCGATGAATCGGTCCGAATCGAACCGAGGATTCGTCTTTTCAAGCGCACTAGCGAACTGATGCGCGAGCGTGATGCGGTCGTCCACGTCGTCCATGCAAAGAACGCCGTCGTCGCCTACTTCCCTGATGATGCGAGCGATAAGATCGAAGTCTCTTTTTGTCATGATGTCGTGGTTATCTGATTATTGATGCGAACTTTCATACTCCTCGCACGCTTCGAGCGCTGCTGCGTAGTTGTACGCTCCTGCCTCGTCGTTGTGCGCTTCCTGAAACTCCTTTATTCTCACGTCATTTGCGTCATTGAGATTGAATATGTACTTGTTCCAATCCCCCATGAGATCATGCTCGCCATCGGACCCGTTCTCAGGATTGGTCCAGGTATCGAACCATAAGACCATCCCGTTGCCGAAGTCTATGCGATAGCTGTTCCCGTCCTCTCCCTTTTCTATATCTATTACCTTTGCCATAGCGATGTATACGATTGATTCCTAATAGCCCATCGCGCGTATCGCGATATCGCACGTGATGATGAGCACGATGATGATAGGAACTAGAACGATTGCCGCACTCGTGAAGCCTCGCCAAAAGTGATATTTGCGTGCTGCTTCCGGTATGTCGCTGTATCTCATTTTCTGGAATTGTTAGCTGCTTAATCGTCTTGGTTTCCCTCGACGTACTCCTATCCTATACTATGTCGCTGTCGCTGTCAATAGTTTTCCACAGCTGATATCGCAGTGGGATATGAGGGCTGATTCGAGGACGTTTCTGAGAGCTATAAGGTAGGATACCGGTAGGGTCAAGACTTTCGGGCGTATGGGTGGTGGTGTGGGATTTTTCTACGAAAAAAGTCTTACTTTCGTTCCGGCTCTTTCCGCGTTTAGGGAATTTCCCTGAAATTGCTCGACGCATTTAAGCCCTCGTTTGGAGCATAAGGTTTTATGCTCCACTTATGCTCCGGCTTATGCTCCACCGTATGAAGGCGTAGCTAGGCCATATTCTCTGATTTTGGAGCATAAGAGCATAAGAATGATGTTTTTATATTACGCAATAGACTTAGATGAAGATAATATATGAGATACTTATTTTTTCGATTTCTTATGCTCCTTATGCTCCAACGGCCTATTTGCTTGCTCTGACTTTGACATTTCTGTGAAAATGTCCGCCTATTCACGGCGTAGGTATGCGGTGTTAACGATGTTAAGCCGTCGTTTGGAGCATAAGCGGAGCATAAGATTTCTTATGCTCTTATGCTCCGCCCGTTGCTTGCGCTTCTTGCGAGATCTTTCTTACGCACGCATTTATGGATTTCTTTTTAAAAAAACGGACAGGCCATACCCCCTTCGCCACATCCCCGGCATGTATTTAGAAAATAAGTAGTAGTACCCCCGCGAGACGCATATAAAAATTCCAGTAGACGCATATAAAAATTCCAACAAGTCCATCCTCGCGCGACGTACGTAAAAAATCGAGAGGCCCCGCATCCGATTTGAAAAAAGAGTCCCGTTAAAAAATATATTGTATAATTTTCCCATGAAGCGACCGCGAAAAGGTTCAACTATCAAGCAGGTCGCGTACGCGACACGCATGATGAACGGGCAGGCAGGCTCGAAGAAGGAAGCCGCGCTGCTTTCCGGGTTCTCGATGAGCGTTGCCGAGAATGCGAAAGTGAAGATAGAGGATACCGAAGGCTATCAGAACGCGATAATCGGCCTTGCTACCGAGAGCGGCAACCTGCTCCAGGCGGTGATGGCTGAGTTCAAGGCCCGTGGCATCAACAATTTCAGCAACGCCGACCTCATCAAAGCCATGAACGCCATAGCCGGGGCGTGGGAAAAGATCGAGAACCGTCGCGCGCCGAACAAGCTCAAGACGCCGGAAGGGAATCCGCTGCGCGGTGTGCTCATGCAGCGTGTCGAGACGCAGACGGCGTATCTCGAGTCCTCGCCATCCGAAGCTCCGGTCATTACTCCCTCCTCTGAGATGAAAGATGCGGAGTTCGAAGAGGAAGACCCGATGGATTTTTAAACCGATTCCTCCATGGCAAGCGCCCAGAACCAGAAAGAGCACAACGCGAGGATCGTCGCAGAGCTGACGCAAAACCCGGATCTCCTCGACGACAAGCGGTGGCGGATGGGGAACCTGTACTGGATCATCACGAAGAGTGGCACCAAGGAGCTGTTCCTGATGAATCGCGCGCAGCGGCACTTCTTCGAGAACTACCTGAATCCGGACGACCCGAAGAAGCGGTTTTACCGGCACATCATCCTGAAAGCCCGGCAGCTCGGCTTCACGACGTTCATTGACCTGTGGACGCTTGATGAAATCCTTTTCAATACGAACCGCGAGGCGCTCGTCATCGCGCACACGCTCGGCGACGCGACCGAGATCTTTGACCGAAAGATCGACTACGCGATCCGCAACATGGCGGTCGAGATAAAGTCGGCGGCGTTCAAGCTCGTGCAGAACTCCGCGAAGAAGATCCAGGTCATCGTCGATTACGGGCCGGAGGAGGGCTCGACCTCGAGCATCCAGGTCTCCAACTCCGGACGCTCCGGCACGTTCTTCTACGTGCACATCTCCGAATTCGCGAAGCTCTGTCTCATGTACCCGCAGCGCGCGGCCGAGGTCGAGACCGGTACATTCCCGGCCGTCCCGCTCGACGGCAGTATATTCATCGAATCGACTGCGGAGGGCATGGCCGGTCGCTTCTACGAATTGTTCAACGAAGGGTGGCTCAATCGCGAGAACATCACGCCGATGAAATCGAGAGTGATGTTCATGCCGCATTTCTACAACTGGCAGTATGACGATGCGGAGATGGCGAAGATCACCGAGACGATTCCGACATCGCAGATGGAAGTGTGCGAGATAAATTGGGCTGAGTATCAGAGCCTTCATTCGCTCTCGGACCTCGAGATCACGTATTACTACATGAAATGGCTCCAGATGGGAGGCAAGAATTCGACGGATGCGGTGCATAAGCTGCACCAGGAATTCCCGACGACGCCGGAAGAGGCGTTTCTCTCGACCGGTCAGACGTATTTCCCGACGAGCAAGGTGTTCACGCAGCTCCAGAACGCGAAGCCAGGAAAGAAGGGCGAACTTGTCCCGAATGCCGACGGCACGCTCACGTTCGCGGAGTATTCAGGCGGCGACCTTGAGATATTCGAGATGCCTGAGCCCGGGATGCGCTATATTATCGGCGGCGATACGGCGGAAGGTCTCGCGCACGGCGACAAGCAGGTGCTCTACGTGCTGAAGCATAAGACTGAGAAGTGCGTCGCCCTCTATCGGAGCTCTGTCGCGCCGGACGAATTCGCGGGTATCGCGTATAACGTTGGCAAGTTCTTCAATTGGGCGCTGCTCGCTATCGAGAGCAACAAGGACGGGTTGTGGGTTAACGACGCGCTCGATAAGCTCGGCTACGTGAATCTGTATTACCGGAAGGTATTCGATGACATCACGAAGAACGTGACGAAGTTCTTTGGCTGGAAGACGACCAGCGCGACGCGACCGTTCGCGCTCGCAGCTCTTCTGGCGAAATTCATACAGAAAGGAGAAGGTTTCCCGGCGGCGATCCTGAACGAGATGGTGACGTTCCTCCGGAACGCGAAAGGGCGTCCGGAAGCGCTCGCCGGGAAGCATGACGACTGCTTTGTAAAGGGAACTATGATTTTGACTGATCATGGCGAAAGACCAATCGAAGAAATCCGCGTAGGAGATTTGGTGATGACTCGAAAAGGATACCGTGCAGTAGAGATGACTCGATCGGTAAGAAAGCCCGTAATATCTCGAATGAACCTTATCGGCTCTCCAGAACACCCGCTAATTCTTGCGGATGGAGAAAAGTCTCTCGATAGTATACGAGATGATGATATACTACATATATGGGACAACGAAAAGAAATCATTCGAGAAACGGTCGTATACCGAGGGAAAAGGTATCATCGGTATCCCGAATCGAGACGGTGGAATCATCGAGTCTATTTCTGGAGGCATGACAAATGGAAGAGTCCGCCAGTATCGCTCCATAGACAGATTTATATTGATGCTTTTGGAGAAATTCCAGAAGGTATGTCTGTGCATCACAAAGATCATAATCCTCTCAATAACTCTATTGAGAATCTGGGACTCGCGACTGTCTCAGAACATGCGAAGCACCACGCACAAGATCCGAATCGTAGGAAAAAACAAAGTGCCGTTGCAAAAAAACAAGGACTCCGCCTTTACCTCGCAGGAGCAAAGTGGAGAAAGACTAAGGAAGGGATTGAGTTCAATAAGAAGAACACGCGCGGATCGGTTCATTTTGAAAATCCGATTGCTCGTGATTGTACTATTTGCAAGAGTCGCTTTGAAAGCATTAGTCGTAATGCTATCTATTGTTCAGGTCGGTGTAAAAACTTGTACAACAATACTCGAGCTCGCGCGAAGGCGAAAGGTATACAATTTACAGATCCAAGACGTTCCTGAATACGTTGCGAACGGAATACTGGTACATAATTGCATCATGGCATCGGCGATCGCGTACGCGGTGCTCGGAGAGCTTGGTGCGTATGCGGACACCGTGTCGGATGAGCAGGAGACCTCGATGATGAAGATGATGTTCGGCGAAGTGCCGCTTAATGCACAGATGCAGGCGCAGCAATCGGCCGACAAAGGGGTACGTGAGCTATGATATATGCATGGCGAGACGGTATCGCTCACTTCATTTCAATCTGAAAGAAGGTGAGAACGTCGTTTTCCATCGGGAGCACCGGTCTAAGAAAGGACGCGCGCCGTACAAGACGGGTAAACTGCAGAAGTACGAGCGGTCATCGCGCAGGAAGTGGAAGAACTACGCGAAAGTCATGGGATTCTTCGACAATCTGAAAGGACGCAAAGGAAAGAAGGGCGGCTATTGACAGCACGGCTCTTGTCTTACGAGGAAAACGAACATACTATTCGAATTATGGATGAATATCTCAGCGTATCGGATGAGAGCCCGACGCTTCAGGACGGGACTGCTTCGAAGACGAAGATCCCGCGCGGATTCAATTCGCACGAGGACAAGGAAGCGTACGATTTTGTAGAGAAAAAGAAGAAGCTGATGAAGCAGTCGGTGTATCGCCAGCGGTTCGACGAGCTGTCGAAGGAGATTGCGCAGAACATCATGAACACGACCGTCTCGTACGGCGAGAAGATATACGAGAAGACTGGCTGGGGATCGATGGTGTTCTATAACAAGATAGCGAACGGCGCGTACGACATCAACGTCTATCCGCAGAAGCTCACAGACCGGAACGAGAACCGTTCCGGAGTCCCAGTGTCACAGGAGCCTATCGCGTTCTCGAAGATCCTCATCGCGACGAGCGTGTTGGCGGGAAAAGTCCCTGATGCGCAGGTCATCGGCGACGACAAGGTCTATAACAAGGCGATGTACGAGCTGTGGAAGCGCACCTGGACGATGAAAGGCGCGAACGGTCAGAATACGCTCGAGCGCACGTACCAGAACCTTCTCACGTACGGCTGGGCGGCATGGCGCACGTATCCGCGCCGCGTATCGGTCAAGAAGAGCGGCGTCGACAAGCTCTTGTTCGATGACATCTATCGCGAGCCGATGGACCCGGACCGGACGTGGCTCGGCATCGCGCAGAACGTCGGGGACTACTGGAGCCAGTTCGAGGTGTATTACGAGAAGGACATACAGAAAGCGGAGTTCTTCAAGATGTTCCCGGAAGCGGAAGCGTTCAAGAAGAAGAAAGGCTATTTCGAGATGGGTTCGGTATCGGAAGAGGCGCAGGAAGAGAATCAGCTGCTCTCCGAGCACTCGTACACCATTGGATTCTACGAGAATCCGCTCATGAACCGGTACGTGGTGAAATGCGGGAAGTTCATCATCTACGATGGCGAGCTTCCTAATGACGACGTGTATGGTTCGGTCATAGTGGCGCGCTGTTTCGCGAAGAACATTCTCGATCCGTACGGCGTCGGCCTCTATGAGATGATGCGAGGCAATACGGCGCTCTTTACCTACCTGAACTCCCTGAACGCGCAGCAGGTGGAAGCAGAGATATTCCCGCTCCTCTTTGGCCCGCAGGTACAGAACGGCTCGAACACGTACCGGCGTTCGCCGAACCTCATAAATCCGAAGAATCCTGGAACGAGCATCGATGTGGTGAAGACGAGCGGGAACGTGCAGCAGGGAGTCGCGTTCGCTGACAAGCAGAAGCAGGATATCGAGGAGAACACGGGCGTGAATAACATCGTCGCCGGACAGAACGCGGAATCGACGCTCGGCTCGACCGTCATTCTCAAGGAAGCGGCGCTCAACCGTCTTACGCCTCCGCGCAACTCGATGATGGACGCGCTCCAGACCGATGCGCATATCGCGAAATCGTGGATTGAGCAAACGTATCCGGTCGATAAGATCTTTTTCATAAGCAAGGACGGCGATATCATGCAATTCGCCAAGCAGAATCCGGACTATTTCGTGCAGGTCACGCCGGTCATAGGCGACGCGGGGCTTCCGATAGGCTCCGTCATAGCGGCATCGAGGAACCTGCGCATGAATTTCGATTTCGATGCGGAAGGGAACCTCATGGAAGACGTCCCGACGCGCACCGTCCCTGCGCGCGACCTGTTCTCCGAGCTTGCGACGCACGGGCATGCGAAGACGTATCAGGAATTCCTCATCGACCCGGACTCGATGCTCGTCCCGTCGATGGAGATACAGAAGCAGAACTACATGGCGATATCTCCGGTCATCACGAACCAGATAACCCTCATATTCCAGCTGCGCAATACCGATCCTGAAGCTGCTGCGTCTCAGCTTCGCGCGTTCGAGCGCATGCTGAAGATCCAGAAGGAGGATATCTACGATTACATCCCGAAGAACACGTACGATTCCATACTCGCGCTCAAGCCGGGCGACGTGCCGCCTGCGCCTCCAGCCGAGGAACCGATCGATAAGACGAAGATATACAAAGACGCGCCTGCGGACGTACAGCGCCAGATCGAGCAGGAAGCGGGATTGCAGCCATCGATGGATAACGACATCGCGCCCGAGACTCCGGGGACGATTCCGCCCGTCAAGCGCGTGAATCCGGCAGCGCACAAGCCAGGACAGAGTGATGACGCAGGTGCGCCGTCGCGAGTGAAGACGCCGAACCAGATTCCGACGCCGCAGTCGCCGATGGGATCGAGCGTCGACGCGTCCGTAGGGCGCGCGGCATCGTTGCCGTTCTTTCCTCAAGGAGCGTTGAAATAGTCTATGGACGAGACACTCGAGCAGCAGTCATTGAAGCAGAAGAAGATCGCGTTCGCGCAGAGTCCGCATCTCGAAGCGGTCATCGCGCTGCTCCGCGACGTCTCGCATAACCAGAAGCTGGTCGGCGAGACGGAGTACGAGACGCTCGTGAACGCGATCACGATGGACGCGCAGGCGCAGATGATCCTCGACCTGATATCGTCCGTCGATTTTATAAAGCAAGGAGGCTTGCATAAACCCGAATGAACATGAAAAAAGATACGCCAACCGGGCACGAGACGCTCGAAAAGCAAGCAGTAGAGAAGGATTTCGGAGCCTATCGCATCCAGGCGAACTATTCGCCGGAAGCGATCGAGAAGAAGATGCTCAAATTCATCACCACGTCGGGCGATGAGTTCGAGATATCGGGAGAGGAGCTCGCATCGATAATGATAGGCACCGTGAACTCGGAGCTCGTGAAAGCGATGTTCGTCGAGAGCGACCGCGTCAGCGTGGTCGACGTCTCGCGCCAGATACGCGTGAGGCTCGATAGGGCTTTCAAGAAAGGAGAGGAAATACGTCTCGAATACGTGCATCCGTATCCAATCGAATTCGCGCTCATTGAGGAAGCTGCCAAGCTCGCAAAAATAAACCGCGACGTGCCCGCAATCGAGCTTACGGCCGACTACATCAAATCGGTGAAAGAGAAGATCACGCCCGCGCAGGAGAGATTCGATAAGCTTATCTGGAAATTCTTCAAGGATCTCAGACCGAATCGCGCGTCACGACGCGCGAAAGCTGCACCGTCGTCGTGACGGTCAGCCTTACCAATAAGAACCCGCGCATCGGGATAGATGCATAACGTATGTCAATAGCGAGCAAGATGACGAAAGCGAAGAGGATGGGAATCGTCTTCGCGAAAGATTACAAGGCTAAGAGCGAGGAAGAGCTGGACAAGCTCATCGAGGCGAAGCAGTCGATTCTCGACCAGCAGAAGCAGGAAGAGAAGATACGCCAGACGCAGGAAGAGAAAGCTGCGAAAGAGGCGAAGAAGGACCGGCTGATCCTCAAGGATGTGGACGGCGACGATGTCGAGCAATCGGAGTATTTCTGGCCTCGGGAAGAGGTTCAGCCGATACTGAACGCGCGTGGCGAGAAGATCGGCGAGCTTCCGGTGACGGATAAGACGGCTCCTGCTCATTTCAACGGCACGTGCGGCTATCCGGTCGATCGCGAGGAGCTCATCGAGGAATTCGTGAGGTTCTTCCCGCGCCGAAAAGGGTTCCTTTTCTACAAGAAGCGCGATTCGGAAGTGTATCTCGTGATCGTCCCTCGGAAGTACGCGAAGACGATATCGCGCGCGAACGAATCGCGTGCGGGAGATTTCCAGTTCCATGCGATGTCATTCATAAACGAAGGCTCCGTGAACATCGATTCGCTGCGCGTGAAGCTCGAGCGCATCTCGAAACACACGTCGATATCCACAGAACCTATTGGTGAATAGAGGATAAGAGACTATTATTAACCTAGCTCACGCCCACGGCCACGATACGGCCGGATACCATATGAGTGATGTATCACAGAACGTAGATGACGGCGCGCAGGATGAGTCAGAGCTGGATGCAGCCCTCGAATCGTCCCTCGCAGCCGTGAAAGCCGGAGAGACCTTAGGAGTCACGCAGCCTTCGGGCGAAGCTGCTCCGACCGGTCAGACTGGCGAGCCGGGTCCGACAGGATCCACAGGTGCCGATGCTCCCACTGGAGCGACCGGACCTTCAGGAGGCTCGGCAGGAGAAGGAGATACCGGCGTTCCTTCAGCGACCGGAGCAGCAGGAGAGGATTCGTTCCGAATCCCTAACAAGGGGAAATTCGAGACCGATGAGGGGTACGAGAAGCGCATAGAGCTTTTCGAACTCGTCAAGCGCCGAAGGGCGACGACCGATCCTGCCGCGAAAGCCGCGCTTTCCGAGCAGATCAAGACGGCTAAAGGAGAACTTAAGACGCTTGGAGGCCCGGAGAGATTTATCCAGCCGAAGGATGAGACGGCTCCGCAAGGAGCGACCGGTCAGGCCGGCGCTTCCGGAGACGAGGATCCAGACCTTGCCGCTGACCAAGAACGCCTCCGGGCGCTCGGAGGAGCGACAAAGAGGGACGTCGCGGAGCTTATCGCTCAAGAACGGCATGATGCGGAAGTACGTTCGAACCTGAACACGTTCGTAGGCGCGCATTCCGAACTCAAAGATGAGGATGTGCGGGAAGTATTCTTTGACTTCGTAGAATCAAACTACAATTGGCAAGGAAAATCGGGAGACGGTCTCAAGAACGTCCTCGAGATGGCATACGATGCCTACTTCAAGCCTGCGGAATCGATGCAGGATCGGGTACTGAAAGCAGCGGACGTCCAGGGCAAGGTCAATGCCATGCAGTTTCCCGGAGGGACGGGTTCCAAGAACCTTCTCCCAGCGGAGATGCAGAAAGACATTGAAGCGCTGAAGGCGACCGGCATGTCGGAAGAAAAAGCGATAGAACTCCTCTCAGACTAGGCACTTTTAGGAAATTCTCGGAGTATGAGCTTCACTCAAGCCATCATCAAGAACCCTACTCGTTCGCTCATCGTGGTGCCGAAGGCATCTGCGACGGTGATCACCGATGGTACCGTGCTCGCATGGTCGTCAGGTCTCGCTGTCGAAGGCGCTTCAGGCACGACGCGCCCTGATGTGATCGGCGTCGCGAACGGCAGCATCGCTGCCGCAGATGCGCTCACGCAGGTATCGGTCATCGAGCCGTTCGAGAAGGACGTGTGGATTGCGGATGCTGCGAATAACAGCAACGCGGCGCACAATGGTCAGTACATGGTGCTGTCCAATTCATCAACCGTAAATAACACTGGAACCACGAATACCGCAGGTATCGTCCAGCAGGTCGGCGTTTACGGCGCAGCAGCTGACAAGAAGATTCTTGTCCAGTTCGTCGCGGAATAATTAGCAGAAAATCTTAAATTTCTCGTCGTATGACCGGAACAATTCAAGATTACGCAGTCATCGTGAACAATGTGCTCAAGTACATCGCTCCGAAGGTTGCTCCTACGACTCGCTCTGAGTATCTCGACTTCATGTACAAGGTCGATGATAACCAGCGTATCTACACGGATACGGGAGTCACCGGCCTCGGTATGGCCGAAATCATTCCGGACGGTGCCGTAGGCGTCTCGGACGCTCCTATCCAGGGGTATTCGAAGAACTACGTGCAGATGCACTTCACGAAGAAGGTACGCCTTACCTTCCAGTCCAACTTCTTCCTCTTCGAGAGCGCCGCTGCGAAGATCAAGGGGACGGTGAAGAGCAAGGTGCTCGAGGGCAAGAACGCCATCGAGCTTGCGAAGAACTACCTCGCGCAGTGTCTTCTGGCGCAGGGCTTCAATACCTCCTTCACGTGGTATCCGATCAACATGGTCGGCATGCCGACGCCTATCAGTACTCTCGGTGCCGATGGCGTTGCGTACTGGTCCGCATCGCATCCTCGTGAGGACGGCGGTCCGGCATGGACGAACGTCATCGTCGATGTCGTCTCGTCTCCGCAGTTCACCTACTCGTCTCTTCTTGCGGCTCGCCGCCAGCAGAGTCTGAAGAAGGACGGACGCGGCATGCCGCTCATGTCGACGCTCGATACGCTCGTCTGCCGTAGCGGTTCCATCACCGCTCAGTTCGCGAAGACGATCAAGGGCACCATCGACAAGGGTCTCGCTCCGCAGCAGGTGAACCTGTTCAACAACGCACCAGCTACCGACACCTTCACGGTCGTCGAGCTCTCGCCGTTCGAGAACCAGGGCCTCAGCGGCCTCGCATGGGGCATGTTCGATTCCAAGCTGAAGACGCAGGATTACGGATTCCTCTACATCGAGTCGCTTCCGACCCGTGCAGAACCGGCCGTCGTCGACCTTCTCGGCAACCAGGATCTCGTCCTGAACTTCAATTCGCTCGCCCAGATGGGCGCATCGGATCTCCGTTCATGGATGTATTCTGCCGGAGACGGCACCTCGGCAGGCTAATCAATCCGCTCGCTTCCCGGTACATCGGGAGGCGCGACGGGCAGATTAAGCCCACTTATCACTAAACGAGACATTACCTTGCTACAAGACGCACATTCACGAAAGATATCCGTTCCTATCGATGCGGCGACGGGCGATACGGTGATAATCCCTCGAGCGGCTGATGAGTGGCATTACATCCATGAGATTATCGGCGACCTTTCGGATGCCGGCACGCTCGAAGTCCTAGCGATAGACTCGGACGACACCGAGCACAATCTCGGCTATTTCACGCTCGCCGACGGGCAGGGGCTCACGCTCGAGGACGAGCCGGGAGAGGACAATCGTCCGCGATTCGAGTTTAATCCTGACCAGAACGCGGTGCTCCGCGTGACCGGAGGGACGTTCAACGGCTCCCTTCACTGGTCTAAGCGGCTGTAATCAGTATGGATACTCTCACGCCAGCACAGCAAGAAGCGTTGCGGACCTGGGCTCAGAAGCGAGACAGTCTCGTCCGCGAGATAGCTTCTCTCACGACAGAGCGCGATAGCGTCAAGAAAGAAGCCGATGCGGAAGCGTCTCGGCTCACTGACTTGCGCCTGCAAGAGGCTGAGATACGAGGGAGTATCGCCGTACTGAAAGAATACGAAGACCGAGTGAAGGACTCGAGAAGTGTAGAGGTCGTCGACCTTGTCACTCGTAAGTCCGATCTCGAAAGCGATATCGTTGAGCTGGAGATGAAGGTGGCCTCAGCGAAGCGGGAATACGCGACCGTCGTGCTCGCGACAGCGGATCTCCGTGACTCGAACGAGACCGCGAAAGAGAATCAGAAGACGGTGACGTCTCTGCTCCATGAGATGAAATCCACGAACCTCAGCCATCTCATTCAGGCGCGTTCCACGGTCGAATCGATGCGCGATATCCATAACGAGGTCATCAAGAGAGCGGATGAGAATCTCGCTCAGACGTCGATAGTCCTCGAGAAGCTTCCGAAATACATCTTCGAGCTGCAGCGGCCGCTCCCCGTGCGCAGGCACTATCCGATAGGCCATCCGCATGCGTACAAGGGAGAGATAGCTCCTGATTCGCTTCCTACCGCAAAAGGACTGAAAGATTCCTAGTATGTCTTATTTTTCCACTTCACCTGGCGACCCTAACGATCTCGGATATTTCGCTACTCCCGAAGCACTCGAAGCCGCCTACCCGGTCGGCTTCCCTGGCGCGTATGCGATAGTCGGCTCGACCGATACTATATGGGTGTGGGATGAGGATTCGATGGAGTGGATAAACACCGGAAAAACGGCAGCGACCGGACCTACAGGCCCTACCGGCCCGACCGGACCTACAGGCCCCACGGGTGCCACTGGCTCGCCTTCGACGGTTCCGGGACCCACCGGCCCGACCGGACCTACAGGCCCCACGGGTGCCACCGGTTCGCCTTCGACGGTGCCAGGCCCCACTGGCCCGACCGGACCTACAGGCCCCACGGGTGCCACCGGACCTAGTGAGATCCAGATCGGGACGACTCCTATCTCTTCAGGAACTACTACCCGTATCTTGTACGATAATGGCGGCATAGTAAGCGAATACGCTATCTCCGGGTCTGGTTCCGTTGCTATGACCACGAATCCTGCCTTTACGACTCCGAACCTCGGCACTCCTTCTGCAGCGACGCTCACGCATGCGACAGGACTCCCGCTTTCGACAGGCGTGACAGGCACACTCGGCGCGAATCACGGCGGTTCTGGTCAGTCTTCATATACGAAAGGAGACATCCTCGTTGCCACTGCTTCTACGACTCTCACGAAGCTCGGCGTAGGAACTGATAATCAAGTCCTTACTGCAGATAGCGGCGAGACTTCCGGCGTGAAATGGAGTACGCCTACCTCCGGCGCTGCTCTTGACTACCAGGTATTCACCGCATCCGGAACATGGACGAAACCGGCAGGACTTACCGGAGACGAGATGGTCGTCATCCAGATGTGGGGCGGTGGTGGTGGTGGCGGTTCTGCCTATGGTTCTGGTGGTGGCGGTGGTGCGTACAATACTTTTTCTATAAAAGCATCAACACTCAACTCGACAGAGACGGTGACAATCGGAGATGGAGGGACATCAGGTAATAACGGTGGGAATACCAGCTTTGGTGATTACATAGTGTATGGTGGATATCATGGTGACTCCGGAGGTGGAGACAACCTTTATGGAGGAGGCGGAGGTGGTATATTTTCTGCTGGTGTTGCAAATGGAATCGGAGGCAGTCCGTTTGGCGGGAATACCTTGTACACAGACTCTGATAATGACTCATTCTATTTTTCTGATTCAACTTATGGCGGTGGAGGAAGTCCTCGTGGTTCTTCAGGTGGTTCTTCAGTGTACGGCGGCGGCGGCGGCGGTGGCGTTCCTTCTAATAATTACAATCCTTCACCCGGTGGGAATTCGCTTTATGGCGGCGGAGGCGGAGGCGCTGGAATGAATCCATCCTCAGGAAATACGCCCGGTGCAGGAGGAACTTCTGTCTATGGTGGTAATGGAGGTGCTGGAACAAAAAGCGGTTCTGGCAATCCCGGATTAGCACCAGGCGGCGGAGGCGGCGGTGCCGAATCAGGTAGTGGTGGCGCAGGTGCGCGAGGGGAAGTAAGAGTATGGGTACTGTAGCTATGCAGAATGACCACGATCTGCTTATCGAACTCCGGACTGAGATGCGCGCGACCCGTGCGGACATCGCCGAGATACGTTCGGATGTGAAAGAGCGCCTTCTGAAACTCGAGGACGATGTCTACCATCTGAAGACATGGAGGGCGATACTCGTGGCGATATGGATGCTGCTTACCGTGACGGTCGTGCCTATAGCAGTCGCGTATTTCGGGAGTGGACATGTCCACATTACTTCTGATTAATTTGCTATATTTCTAGTATGAAAAACGGAATCCTCACACTCACTTGGGCGAACGTAAAGAGCGCGCTCGTGTATGGGCTGCTCATGTTCGCGACTATCTTCATGCTTTCTATATTGCAGAGCGTCCTTAACGCAGGGAGCATTTTCGGACTCGACTGGAAAGCGGTCGTCGATAGCGCAGTCATCGCGACCATTCCGACGCTCATCGCGGCTATCTCGATACTCAAGAATCTTCTCACCGATAGCACGGGGCATTTCCTTGGCGTAACGAAAGTCATCCCAGATAACAATCCTGTTGAAAAAGGATAGATACTCCTATGGCCCAATTCCCGCAAATAGCGATACAGCACAATATCGGGAACATCATCGAGATTCCGAACCAGCTGAACTCGAACGTATTCACGTACCTTTCGGACAATTTCGCTATCGGGGCTACCTCCCTTTCCGTCGATAATGCCATAGATTTCACTGCTGGTGTAAATTTACTCCTGATTGGCAATATGGGTGCGGAGAACGCGGAGATAGGCTATGCGTCCGCGCATACCGATCAGAGCATCACGGTCACGGCGACGAAGCAACCGCACAATCGCGGCGATCTGGTGACGCAGATAAATTATGACCAGGTCGAGATATCGAGATCCGATACGATAGATGGCTCGTATACGGTCCAGGCGACCCTCACGCTGTACGTCACGCAGCAGAAGACCGTGTATTTCGACCCGGACGGCCTTACGACGCAGTATTACAAGCTGCGCTGGAAGAACTCTCAGACGGGCGATTTCTCGGGCTACAGCGACCCTCAGAGCGTTGCGTCGTATCCGAAGAACTCCGTAGGCTCGATAATCCAGCCGGTGCTTCTCGCTATGGGCGTCACGGAGAATGATCCTAGGATTACGACGCAGTTCTGCATCCAATCGGTCAACGATGCGCGCGAGTTCGTGAGGATGAAGCTCTACGGCGTGCGTCATGCGTGGCTCGAGCAGTTCGAATTCCCTATCCAGGTGCTCGCCGGGAGCAATTTCGTCGAGCTTCCGGACGATATCGATTTCAATGAGACGGACCGGTCCATGCTTTCTGGCCGTTTCATAATCAATAACGTGCTCGCGCCGTTCAATCTCAAGTACATCGACAAGCGCTCATGGAACCAGGTGGCTTTCAACGTCGGCGGTTCGACGACCGTCGGAGAGACCGCTATCGGCGCGACTGAACTCAATCTTTTCAGTGCCGGAGACTTCCTTCCAGTCAATAACCAAGGAGTCGGCTATATCGCGACGACGGAATTCGATCAGACGATTCTTCAGTTCAAATACACCGATATCGATCTCGCCAGCGGAAAGCTTACCGGCGTAACCGGAATCACTCGCGTCATTCCGGATGGCACGCAGGTGTGGGTCACGCCGACCATCGCGCAGCCGATATGGTACACCGTCTATAACAATGACGAGGAGACCGGCGGCCGAGGGAAGATCGTGTTCGATCGAATCATTCCTGACATGATGCAGGGGAACAATTTCTATATAGATTATTATAAGAAGTTCCTCCCCGTGACCGATCTGTATCAGCGCTTGCCTGAGCCGTATCGGGAGATATACAAATGGTATCTCCGATATGCGATAAAGTACCGGAAAGACATCACGACGCCGCAGAGCGATCCTGATTACGTGAAATTCACGGAACTCGTGCAAGCTCTTTTTGATAATTTGTATTCTGGACAGGATACGATCGTGATTACTTCATGATCGTCATTATTAGCAAATAGCTTTGCAAAGCGTATGGGTCAAACACAACCGAGAATCCCGACGATGCAGATCACTGAGCAAGACCCGGTCACGGGACTTGTCATCAATGCCTACATCCCATCGGCGGATTCCCTTCCGACCGGCTCGACGTATACCGGCATCTTCGCCGTTGCCGCTCTGCTTCAGGTTCTTGATGGATCTTCAGCAGGCGCATACACGAATACCGGCACTACGGCGTCCCCGGCATGGACGGCGAACGTCGTCGGCGCGACCGGACCGACTGGTCCGACGGGCGCGACAGGTGCAACCGGACCGACTGGTCCGACCGGACCTACCGGACCGACGGGATAGCATCCCTCTTCAGCGCCGCGAAGCATCGGGGCGCTGGGATAGGGAGAATATCCTTATATGAGACTGACCGCCGTACTTATCGTGAAGAATGAGGAACAGCTGATACGCAAAGCGCTCGAGAGCGTGAAGGATTTCGATGAGATAGTGGTAGTCGATACGGGAAGCACGGATTCGACGAAGGATATCGCGAAAGAGTATACGGACAGGATATTCGATTTCAAATGGATAGACGATTTCTCCGCCGCGAGGAACTATGCGATTAAGCACGCCACCGGAGACTGGATCTACAGCATCGATGCCGATCAGAGGCTTCTTTCGCATGTCAACGAGGTGCGTTCAGAAGCCGAGCGGGCGGAATCGGAAGGCCATAAGTCCGCGCTCGTGAAAACGGAAGCGCTCGGAGGCCACGTGCATTGGCGCGAGGTGCTTTTCAAGAACGACCCGGATGTCTTTTGGAAAGGCGCATATCATGAGAGCCTTTCAGTGCTTTCGACGTTCAAGTCGAACGTACGGCGGTACCGGGGGTCGAGCAAGAGCAAGTCTTCCGATCCTGACCGGGGGCTTCGCATCCTCTCGAAGCAGGAAAAGACCCCTCGGGTCATGTTTTATCTCGGCCGAGAGCATTTCGAGCGTCAGCACTATGATGAGGCGATAGAGTGGATGAGCAGGTACCTGGATGAAGGAAAATGGATTCCGGAAGTCGGAGAAGCCTGGTTCGTGATAGCGAAATCGCACTGGCATTCGCAACGAGGGGACGAGGCGCGAGGCGCATGCCTGCAGGCGATAAAGATGAATCCTGATTTCAAGGAGGCGCTTCTTCTCATGGCCGACATGCATTACGAGCCGTGGAAGCACAAATGGCTGCGCTTGGCCGAAGCAGCCACCTCGGAGGATGTATTATTTGTACGAGTATGAGCATCCTTCAAGACATCGATAATATCAAGATTCCGTACCCTACTGAAGGAGTCATACGCACGGCGCAGCTCGATGACACGGTCGCGCCTTCCGATTCCGTACAGCTTGCGGTGAATATGAACTTCGATCGTGTCGGAGCGATTCAGAGCCGTCTCGGGATAACGCAGTACGCGGACGATCTCGATCATCCGGTACGGAACTACGGGACTCTCGTGAATGACGTGCAGCAATCAGGATACGTGGCGATGTCGATTCTCGGGACCGTCAATGACATGACCTTCAACGGGAATTGGATATCGTTCACGAAGCTGAACGATACGACCGTGTTCGTGTTTTATACGAATGCTTCGACATCGAAAGGCGCTATGCGCATCGCTACCATCGATGCGTCAGACGGCAGCTTCAGCGTAGGGTCGGAAGTTATATTCGATGATATGAGCGGAGACCATAACTGCTCGATTCTCCTGAACGAGACGAGCGGCTACGTGGTAGACATCTGGAACGGCGTCATAGATTCGGAATACGTGGCATGCACGCGGACGTTCTATGACAGCGGAGGGACGCCTACGGCGCGCGGGAGTGTATTCCAGCTGCAAGCGGCCGCGTTGAGCTATCCGAGCGCGTGCCGTATCGATGACACGCATTTCATCGTCTTCTATGAGGATTCATCGCATCAAGCGACGGCGCAGGTGATTGAGGACGACGGGTCGGGTACGCTGAGCAGCAAGAGCACCCTTGTCGTCGATTCGAGCTCGACGTCCTATGAATCGCTCGTGCAGATTGATGCGAATCATTTTGTCGCGCAGTGGTGGAACGGCACGAATGTCGTCGCGCAAGTGCTGGAAGTGAATCTGAGCACGTGGGCAGCTTCGAAGATCGGGTCATCGGTGGACGTGAACTCTTCCGATTCGGTGAGCGTCCTCGCGCCTCAGGATGCGACGCACGTGGTCTCGTTCAGCCAGGTCACGGGAGCAGGCGGCATCACCACTCAGACGCTCGCGATAGACGGCTCGTACGCGATAATACTCGCAGGAACGCCTTTGACCGTCTCTGAAAGCACCGCTGCCACATGGCTCAATGCAGTGAAGCTTGACGATACTCATTCCTTCCTCACCGTGCAGCAGAATGGAGACGATCTCTCTTTCGTTCAGTTATTCGAGCGCGATGTGACATCGCAGGATATCACGAGCACCGTACAGCCGATCTCTGGCCTCACCATGAGCTATCAGAATCCGCCATCGACCATCGCTCTTGATGCGCACACGACACTCTACGGATCCCGGATCGAGCCGACGAGCGATATGTACGAGGCCATGTTCACCATGGTCGGGCCGTACGTCGAGGGGAAATACCTGTATGCGCAGTCTGGCAGCGAGGTATTCAACACCGAATCCCAGGACTCCGGCGCGTGGACGTCCCGCCGTTCCGGCCTTTCTACCGCGAGCAAGGCGCGCTTTGCTCAATACCTGAATTACATCTGGATGGTGAACGGGAACGACATAAAAGGCGGCGATCCTATCGCGACATCCAACGGAGGCGATTTCGGCACGGACCTGGTCCCTGTAGGATTCCCCGGAGGCGATTTCATATCGGCAGGATTCGAGGGGCGCGTGTGGGTCGCCAACGCGACGCGCGGCGTCATCTATTACACCGATATCGTGCAGTTCACCCCTCCGAGCACGTACACGCTCACCTACAACCAATCGGTGAACTTCATCACGACGCTCACTCCGCAGACCGGACAAACAATCACGGCACTCCAGGTGGTCCCGCGCGCCCTTCTTGTCTTCACGGAAGACTCGATATTCCGCGTCTATGGCGCAAGCTCCATAGACGCGTATCCCGCGTATAACGTCGGTACGTTCTCGCAGGAATCAATCGTCACGACGAAGACCGGAATCTTCTTTCATCACAGTTCCGGATTCTATCAGTTCGATTATGGAAGCCAGCCGGTCGAGATCTCCCGCCGCATCATAGATTTCGTGAAGGCGATTCCGCGCTCGGAGTACGAGAACATCGTCGGCGTCTACGACGGGTTCGATAACGTCGAGTGGGCTATCGGCCAGGTGACGGTGGAGGGCGTCGTGTACAGCAATTGTGTCGTCCGGTACACCATCTCGACCCAGGTGTGGACGATATACGACTACCCGAAGAACGCCATCACCGCGATGATCTATTACGATGACGGGACGAGCCTCAATCATCTCGTCGCTACGACCAATACTGCCGGAGAGAGCACGGAGTACAAAACCGGGGCGCTCGATACCGGAGACGCCGATTTCGGGAAGCCGTTCTATTTCGAGTACATCGACCGGTGGAGGTCGTTCACGGACATGTACTACCTCACGAAGCGCATCGACGCGGTGAACGTCTATCACAAGAACGCTGCGGGCGCGAACCTGATGTATCAGTGCGACCATGCGAGCGCGAACGCGTGGAAGCCGCTCGGCGCGGTCACGGCCGATAACGTCTCGATACTTCCGAACAACAATACCGATGACTTCAATGTCATGCGGCTGCGTCTGGCGGGAAATACCAAAGGCGAGCCGATAATCATACACGGGTTCGAGATACTGCAGATTACTATCAAGGGCCAGAAACGAAACTAGCATGGACTTGCAATCGCTCGGAAAAGATCGGTTCCTGAAGAAAGAGCCTGACCAGGACGACCAGACGAAAGGCGCGATATACACGACCGCCAATCCGATACGCCCGTATTCCGATAACACGAACCGGAAAGCGGGCGCTCCGAACTCGAACGAAGGGCCGAATAGCGCCCAGAACATCTGGACCGGCACGGTCATCACGGCCGCAATCATACAGACGTCAGCGCTCCCATCGCGTGCGGAGCTTTCAGGGAACGACCTGACGCTGTATGACGATACGATAGCGCAAAACGGACAAGTCGTCGGAGACACGTCCCGTATCGTGTTGACCCATGCGAGCGCTGACAATGCAGGCGATGTGGAGAGCGGATTCATCCTTCAGAAACGTGCTCTCTCGACCAACACATACGATAACGTGCTTGAATTGTTCTCTCCTGACAATTCGCCGGATACAAACTACATCTTCATCGGACGCATGGGTACCGGAGCGGAGAGGAACATCTCCCTTATCGAGATAGATCCTGATTATCGTACCGCGACTGGCGATTCAGCAGGCTACATCAATGGCGTCTTCCGCGTCCGGACGTCGCGGGACGGAGATGACGACGATTACCGTGATGGCCTGTATGTCATGGACAGAGGTACCGAATCGGCATCACGGGATGGCTCTGTCGAATGGCTCGTAGCCGCCGGAGAAGGAGGACAAGTGCGTCTCTCATACATGCCGAATCGTGACGGAAATCCTCTCACTGATTCCATTTACGACCTTTACATAAGTGCGGACGGATTCACCTTCTTCACAAACGGCTCTCCGGGACTTCCGACAAGCAATCCGGGTGGCAGCGGCCGTCTGTGGAGTGATGGAGGAACGGTGAAGATTACTTGATATACTTTAGATCATAGGCATATGAACCCGCAAACAATCATCCAGCTTCAGAACAGCCTCGGCGTCCCCGCGACGGGAGTGTTCGACTCGAATACTCTTTCCGCAATGTCGAGAGCGGTCTCGAAGGCCGTCGCTGCCAATCCGGAAGTCCGGAAGTACGCAGGCGGCAATTCGGCCGACACGATACTGAACGCCTATCAGACCGGCGACTGGTCGGGAGTGAGTTCGCTGAACGGCACGCCGTTCTCGCCGACGCAGCAGAAGGCGGCCGTAGCCGAAGCAACGAAAGCGCTCGCGCCAGCGTATAAGGCGCAGGAGCAATACGATACCGCGAATGCGCAGGACGCGCTCGGGAACATCCAGCGCGAGTATTCGGATTTCGAGGACGAACAGGGACGGCAGTTCGGCAAGGACAAGGACGCGCTCGACCAGAGCGCGGCGACGAACGGGACGCTATATTCCGGAAGCAGGGTAAAAGGGCTGAGCGACCTCGCGACTGATTACCGCACGGCGGACGAGCGCGAACGCGCTGCGGAAGCGTCCGGCATATCGAGTGCGGCGCGCAATTACCAGTACCAGTACGGGAACGGAAACGCCGATTCGTTGAGCTCGTATTACCGCCTTCCGGGAGCGAGTTCGTACAATCCGAACGTCGCGGGAGGGAAAGTGACTTCGAGTCCTCTTTCATCGGTATACAATCCGAGCGCGTATACGTTCCAGGGAACGCAGCCGGTCGCTCAGAAGGCGGCGATACAGACGAGAGCGGCTGGCATCCTCGCGAACAAGGCGAACAAGCTCGCATTGACCGGTTATAAGAATCAATTCTAAGGCGTATGGCACGACAACGGCTCAGCAGCATCTACAATGCGATATCGAATCCCGGAGGTGGCTTCTCGACGACGCCGAGCGCCGGTCTCTCGATTCCTTCGAATAGTCCGCTTCTCTCGGTATCGAAGAACCTGACGCTTTCTCCGCTTGACGCTTTGCGCAAGAAAGCTGGTGCTATCACTCCGCCAGGAGTAGCGGCAGCCCAAGCAGCACAGAACGGTACGGCCTCGGCTCCCTCTCCGTCTTTCGACGAGCTGTATGCGCAAGGATCCGCCGCAGCCGCCGCTCGCGACAGCCAAGGGAACGGGAACGGGAACGCTCAATTGTTCGGCGCACCCATCTCGACCGATTCGAACCCGTCAGGGAATTCGGTATCGATACCCCCTGCATACCTGAACGCGGACGGATCGTTCAAGACGCCGGACGAGATAGCGTCCGGCGTAGGGTCTTCCTTGCGCGCGGCGCATGAGAATCCGGACATCGGCACGCTCTCTCTCGAGCAATTCGGCGGGAACGGCCAGACGACCGCGCAAGCTGAGACCGAGGCACGCCGAATCAACAATGCTCGGAACGACATCGCGGTCGGCGAGACGGATCCGTACAAGGTAGCGGCGCAGTCCGGCATCGCGTACACCCCTGAAGAGCTCTCCGCTATCGAGAAGGCGTATTCGGGCATCTACGACCCGGCGCTCGATACGGCGCTCACGAAGGTGCAGGACAAGCAGGCATCCGACGCCGCAGCCGCGCAGGCAGCCCAGCCGTTCACGCTCGGGAAGGATGAAGTCAGATATGACGCGGACGGGAATCCGATAGCGGTCGGCATACCGAGCGATACGGGTACCGGTACGGGAGCGTATACGCCAGGGACCGACCCGACAGCGGACGCGTACGTGCAAGGCATCCAGGCTGGCACGCTCAAGATGACCGATGTTCCGGCCGATTACAAGAATCTCGTGGCGCAAGGCCTCTCGCAGACCTCTTCGAACGCGCCGCTCTCGAAGACATCGATTGACGCGCTCGGCATCATACGGCAATTGCAGGGCCTCGGCGATGACAAGCTCGGCGGCCTTTCAGGAACCGGACTCATCGGATCCGTCGAGCATCCGAGCTCGCTCTTCCCCGGCACCGATGTGCAGAACACGCAGAACCTTGCCAAGCAGCTGCAGTCCGTGCTCTCGCTCGCGAACCGCCAGCAGCTCAAAGGGCAGGGACAGATTTCCGATTTCGAGTTCCGCGTGCTCGGCGACGCGTCGTCGGCGCTCGGCATCAACGCAAACGGGCGCACGAACCTCTCTCCGGAGCAGTTCAAGGACCAGCTGCACAAGCTCGAGGTCCGGCTCGAGGTCGGCCAGACGAAATCGCTCACGGACGACGAGGTGCAGTATCTCTCGCAGCAGGGGTATTCTCCGGACCAGATACGCGCGTATGACCAGCAGGAATCCGGCGGTGGGTCGGGAAAAGCTAGCGTTGGAAACACGACAGCTTCCGGAAACATCCCTCAGAGAAACAACAACCCGGGCGACGTGAAAGCAGGCGGCATCGCTGACAGCCTCGCCGTAGGGAAAGACCAGTACGGCCATCTGATATTCGCGTCCCCTGCCGATGGCTTCAAGGCGCTCACGGCCGATCTTACTGCTAAGATAAACGGAGGCTCGAGCCATCTCCCGGCGAATCCGACCATCGCGCAGCTCGGGAGCGTGTACGCGGAGGATCCGAATTGGGGCGCTCGCGTCGCGTCGATACTCGGCGTCCCGGCTTCGACGAAGACGAAGTCAGTCCCGATAGACCGACTTGCCCAGGCAATCGCCACGCAGGAAGGCTTTTACGCATAATCTATGGCAACCACCACACCGACGAAATCGATACAGCAGATGCAGCAGGATATCCTCAAGTACCGGGCGACGAAGCTCGGCGTGCCCGCTGCGGCATCGCCTGCGCCCGCACAAGCGCCTGCGCCAGCTCCTTCGCAGAATCCGGACGCGTCATCTGACGAGTCGATAGGCGAGGCATTGGCGACGTACCGGAAAGACCGGGATTCAGGAAAGCCGGTATCCGGAAAGACCGAGATACCGAAAGAGCCGTCCGCGCTCGCGTCGTTCGCGAAAGGGATATTCAGCGCTCCTGCGACGCTCATAGCGCGGCCGGTCCAGGCGATAGCAGAGCTGGGTCAGCTTGCAACGACCGGTCAGGTAGATCCCGAAGCTATCAATGCTGCGACCAAGAAGGTGCCGCTATTCGGCAGCCTGGTCGCTCCCGTGCCGGAGAACTTCAAGGACGTGAAGAAGGACGTGGGACGGGCGGCCGAGACGGTCGCGCTCGGTTCCGGCGCGCCTATCGCCGGTGGCGCGCTCTTCGGCGCGGGGTCGTCCCTCGAGCAGGGGAACGACCTGTTCAGCACGAAGACCGCTTTCGATGCCGCGCTCGCGGGCGCAGGGGGAAAGGCGCTCGAGCTCATCGGCAAGCCGCTCCTGAACGGCGCAGGGAGGGTCGTGGGGACGATAACGCCTCAGACGCTCAAGGACGTCGCGGCCGGAGGCGCAGGTGCGATAACGAAGTTCATGGCCGACCATGAGCTGCTCGGAGGCATCGCCGCCAAGCCATCGGCCGCCATCGCGAACGGCCTGCAGGGCGTCGATACGACTATCGGGAAAGGGGCATCGGCCGCAGGAAGAACGGTGCGCGACACGCTCGCGAAAGAGTATCCGAATCTCAATCCGGTGCAGCACTACCTGAACGTGAACAAGGCCGACCTCGCGCGCCCGACGACGATAAACGAGCCGGGATACGCGAACGCTACCGCGATCTATAACGATGCGAAGGCTCACGGGATAAATCTCGAGGACGTGGGAAACGAGCGCGGAGTCCAGCACGATAAGCTCATCGGAGATAGCGGGAAATACAATACGAAAGATGCTGTACGGCAGCTTGAAAAGAAGGTATACACCGACTGGAACAAGCCGTACCGCGCAGCGATACGGGAGGCTGAAGGGGAGACGCAACGCGTGCCGGTACAAGAAGTGAAAGAGGCGCTTATCCGCAAAGTCGCGAACACGCCGGATTCAGTGTACGGCGTGGAGGAGAAGTCCAAGCTCATCGATGATATCGAAAAGAAGTATGCTCCCGATTCGGCGACGGGGAAGGCACGGAAACACGGATACACGCTCACGAACCTGCATGATTCGCGCATCGAGGCTGCCACGCGCGGGAAATACAAGCCGGGGAAGGAAGCGCCTCCGACGCAGGAGAAAGCGCGTCTCGCGCGGCTCGAGGAATCGACGTTCCGCGACCTGTTCGATTCGCGCGCGCCGAAGGATGACGAATTCACGGACATGCGCCGAGAATTCGAGAAGAATTTCCGTCTCGCGTCGTATCTCAGGGCACTTCATGGGAAGAAAGTGCCAGCCGGTATCACGAAGAAAGCGGTGCGTCTCTTCGGAAAGGCGCTCGGCGCTTCCCTCGGCGGGAACGTGGGAGGATTCGCCGGGTTCCTCGCGGGCGGCCAGCTCGGCGACGCGCTCTTCAAGGGATTCGATGCGGTACCGAATCCGCTCAAGGGAGCCGTGCTCGACCGTCTCGAGATAGAGGAACCGGCAGCGTATAGTGCTCTCAAGGAGCACCTCGGCGCGATGGAGGTTGCGCGTCTCCAGCGCAAGGCGCTCCCTGCGATGGGAGAGAGCGCATTCGGAAAGAAAGCAGCGACGATGCACGTGACGCCGAAAGGAACGGTCGTGCCGGACAAGGACGAGGCCATCGACCTCACTGCGGTAGAGCAGGGGCGTGCGAAAGCGCCGAGAAGCGGACGCACGGAAGCAGATCGACGCAAGCTCATTCAATACATACAAGAGAACGGCCAGGGGCCGTACGTGCCGGCCAGCGAGCTGCCAGGCATACGCGCAGGGAAGGGTCCGAGACGCAGAGAGACGCTTCCGGTCATACAGGCAGGCAAGCCGAAGAAGAGCCTGAAAGATATCGAGTTCTGAAAGCAAGAAGCCCCCAAGATGGGGGCTTCTGCCGGTCCGCATTTTATATTTCCTCGAGGGATTCGCGGACTACTTCGTGACATCGATCTCGAATACGGTCATGATGTTCGGCACCATGTGCCCGGCGAGGCGGGACGCGTTGAAGCTCTGGAACTCGTTTATGAGCATCGTCTCCGCTCTCTCGACGTGCTCTGCGGTGAGCTCGATGCCCCTGCTTCTCGCTGTCTCGGACAGCACGAGGCCGTATTCGAACGCAAGGAGGAGCTTCTTCTTTCCGAAGGACGGGAACCTAAGCATGGTCTTTCGGCGCGTCCAGGTCGACTTTCGGAAGCACGTCTTCGCTCTCTACTTTTTGCGCTTCTTCCGGTTCCTTCTCAGCCGCTCGCGCGTCTGCCTGCTCGGTTGAGAATACGGGATATTTTTCATTGTCCGTCCAGAACACGACGTTCTCGATGATGCCGGTCTGGAGATTCACCTGCTGCTTGCTCTGGCAGGTGAGCTGCAGTTCTTCGGCGAGCTTCATGAGCTTGTCGAGCTTCTTCTTCGATGATTCCTGTATTTCTGCTTGAGTCATATCATTTGATTTTCTTTGGTAATCCGAACGCTTTCTTAAGGTTCGAAGGCTGTTCTGCCTTCGAAGGATCCGAAGAGGCCCGGGCCGCTGACGGCTTCCTGTCGCGCTTCGGCGCAGGATAGTTGCCGGGATCTCCGAACCTGGGAAATTTCATGACCATATCTATAAGTTCGCTATGTAATCCTGATAAGCGTCCGATATCTCGTATGCGACTCGGACGATCGCTTCTTCCATCCGGTCGAACTCGCGCTCGTCGAACTCGCGCCGGAACGTCTTTATGGTCCCTTTCGCGAGAATGACCTTCTCACCGTCACGCCAGAAGTCCTTCCGCTCAGTCTCTTTCTCTTCAGTCGGGATCCAGTGCACCTCGGCGTATCCAGGAAGCGGATGAGCGCTGTATTTCAGACTTACGCCGTAGAAGGGAAGCTGTCCGTGCTTCTGCACGCGCGCGGACGTCCACGGAGCGAGACCGGTCTTGTATTCTCCGATTCCACCATCTTTCCTGTACTTGTCGAGAAACGCGAGAACCGGCACCTCTCCGCGTATCTTGCATACTGGCGTCGTGTCGCCCTCCTTGCCTGAATTGCCGATCTGGTATTCGGAGATGCCTTCGATATCGAGCTCCATGAGAACGGCTTCCATGTTCTCATCCATGGGATAGTTTTTTTTGAGCTCCGCGATGGCGAGGCTGCGATTCGGAAGACGCTTCAGTATCTCGCAGAGTTCCTCAACCATCTTCGAGAATCTCGAGCCGAACCTGAGATACGGGGTGTCGAGCTTCTTTCCGTCCTCGAAATATTCGCGGACATACCGGTCCCGGCTCTTCACCCAGCAATCCATCTGGGACCAGGAGAGGTAGCCTCGAGGAAGCATCATGGACGGATAGCGAGCGCTCATGCATCCATGATAAGCTGTGTCGCTGTCGCCGTCAACCGGTTTTTGTGGACAAGAAGCCGGACGCCATAGGACGTCCGGCAGATGCTGGATCACCTCCCTTCCTTGAAAAGCTCTCGCTGTCCGTTCCGATCCTCTCGAGGAAGCGCGATAGGAAGCAGGAACTGCCTCCGTTCGACGAGATGAATGCTGACCGTCATGGATCCGCATGAGCACATGAGATCGGAACTCGGAGTCCCGCATTTCAGGCATTGACGCATAAAGACCTCCTATCCTCCTAAGGATAGGATAGCACCTGCTGCGGCACGGGAACGGGATTGTGCACTAGCGGGAGTATCTGTCTAAGACCGCCTGGTTGAAAGTAATCTGGGATTTCCACGCCGAGATGTTCAGACGGTTTATATGGAACTGCAATAGGAATTCTACTTGCAGGAAGATCAGGCACAGGATGATGATCAGGGATTTTGTCATATTTCTATTTCTTATTTGAAACCGTCTCAACTCCTTCCAAGAACAGCCAATAAAAGGGCATCGCGAGGAATAGGAAGCCGAATAAGTGCTTGAAGGAGAAGAAATCAAGCGGCATGTATTCTTCGACGTATGTCAGATACGCTGTGAAGATTATGAGTCCATAAAAGAGATTTTTCATGACCGTTTAATTGCGAGCAGTAGACGAGCTACGGCTTCCTCTGGGGTTGAGCCGTATTCGGCCATGATTCCGTCATGGTCAGCTATCGATATCCATTCGGATCCTTCTATATGTTCTTCTTCTTTTCCAACAGAATGAAATTCCTCGCCACAAGCCTCGATGAGTTCTGAGAGTTCGGTCATCATGATGGCTCGTATGATGTCGCCCTTCGTGACTTCATAATTCACCAGGTTGCGTATATCTTCCTCGCTGAGTCCTTTACGACGGAATCCCGCATCGTACAGCTTTTCGGCTAGTTCGTAGTCCATGATGAGTATTTCTATAGGTTAACTATTGTTAAAGCGTCTCGAAGAATTCCTCAATGCTCTTCCCGTCGGCGAGGGCGTCTATGAGGCGGTGCATTTCTATACGCCAGCGTCCTTGAATTCGATGCTCAATGGACGAACAACCAAGCGCATCGCAGTCGTGGCTCTCGTCATCTGGGTTGTATCTGTTCCACCCATTAGCGTTGCCGAGAGCCTTCCAGAAGGCGGGGTCGAGAAATATGACTGCAAGTGGTAGATGCCTACCAAGGTTGGTTGAAGTGCGTCCCCATGCTATTTGCTGAGAATGGTCAACAGTGATTCCGTCCTGCGCGTCGATATAGAGTTCTTTCCAGCCACCTATACATGCCTTCTTTATCGCGTGTTCGATGGTCATATCACTTAGTTATATCTACTGATTGAATGGCGGTGCGGGATTTCTTGATAGCGTCATTGAATCCTGCCGTATGTCCTTTGTTAAAACTCAAACCTTCATCTTCTAGACCATTATCTTCACTTGGCAACGCATCCAAGCAGGCCTTCTTTGTATCTTCGGAGATGAGGGTGATGAGGCAGTCTATATATTTAAGAGTCCATTCCAGACCAAGCTCTTTGTTATAAGAATATTCTTTGCTTGCGTTATTTAATTCTTTTCTCACCCTCTGCCGTAGTGATTGGTGTGTCATATCTCCCGTTCATTAGGCTCAACATCGAACGGATCGCCCTTCATGCACAGGCACGCTTCTTCGACTCCGAGGTCAGGGTTCCAGACCATGCCGCTGCCGTCGCAGATGTCTTCAGGGCATGGTAGATACATTTCTTCCAGAGGATTCTTAGCCATGGTATTTCAGGATGATATGACCGGCGATCCCGAGGAACAGAAGGACAAGGCCGATAAGGAACAGCACCGAAGACCATTCCCTGTCTTCCACTACCTGTATCAGGAAGCCGAAGAACGTCGCGAGCATCTGGACGAGCAGGATGGTGCCGCCGATGACGGTAAGAACGGTGAATAAGGTAGTCATGATTTTCGTCTTTTGCTTGTAATGAGCCGGTAGCCTTTCCCGCGCACGGTCTCGATGGACTTGCCTACCGGCAGCTTGTTCCGGATGTGCCGGATGTGAACGGCGACGAGGTTTCCGTAATTCCATTCGCTCGATATGACTCCGGCTTTCCGTATCGAACGGAGAATCGAATCGATATCGTCGATGGTCGTCACCTGATTCTTATTCTTCAGGAGAAGCTCGTAGATCATCTTCTCGGCGCTGGTGAATCCCTTTTCCATATCAGAAGTCCATTATGCGATCCTGTATCGCCCGTATGAGCCGTCCCTCCTTCCGGATGATCTCCTTCATCTTCGGCGTCCGATGGTCCGGATGATTGCGCAATACGTTATTGTCGACCGTCCGCAATTCCTGTTCGAGACGGAAGATCCTGTCCACGAGCGCGAGATCGCCGTCATTCCCGAACTCAGGGACGAATGCCCGAGAGGCCGATACGAGATCAGGATTCGGAATAACCTGTTTCATGCTTCAACTTCCTTATCGCGCCGACGACGTATCCGACCTGATAGATCGCGTCATCGAGCGCGATGTGATGTATCCCGCCACGCGGTCCGTCATGGGTGTATCCTGACAGGTCCATGAGCGTCCGGATATCGCGCATTCCCTTGTAATGAACGGGGTTCCTGACTCCGGTCGCACGAAACGCGTTCTCGAGAATCGGAATATCGAATGTCGCGTGCGACCAGACGCGTTCGGCTCCGCTCAGGAATATCGCGAGCTCTTGCATGGCTTCACCGATAGGGCGTCCTTTCTTGCCGAACACGGCATTCTGAGCTGCTATATCCTGAGACATCCACCATCTGATGGTATCGAAGTCGATCGTGTATTCGCGCATCGAGCGCTCATCCGGGTAATCGATATTCACCTCGAACGCTCGTCCCTTTTCTCCCGTCTCACGGTCGAAGTACACCGCGCCGATCTGCACTATCAGGGCATCATGCCTCGTGCCGAGCGTCTCGATGTCTATCATCACGTCTTTCATATTCATGCTTCTACGGTTCCCCACCGAGTAGGGATGCTGGTAATGCCTGCGAGCCTGCGAGCCTGCGAGCCTGCGAGCCTGCGAGAACGACCCGAATCTCCGGACGTATATCGCAGCATCAGGCAGCAATCCTCTCCTTGAATCGGTATAGCTCGGAACCTTACCGTTCTCCTGGTAGAAGATGGACAGTGAGTCAAGAAGCTCTTCATCGGAAAGGCGACGGCGTTCGTTGTTCTGGACTTTTTCGCGTTCCATGAGACCCGCCTTCTTAATCGCGTTCGTCCATGAGCCAAACGTCTTATAGATCAAGTGCACGTAGCGCTGGCTCCCGTCGCACCAATCGATGAACTCGGCCTTCGTGGGCGTCTTTCCGAGCGACTCCGAGCATTTGATTATATTGTCGAGAAGCTGGTCTGGGCACGTACCGCGCCTGTTCTTCGTCTCGAGAGCCTGCTTCGGTTGCTTTCTATGCGCCTCGCGCTTCTTATACCATTCGGCTAGATTCTTCTTCATGCGAGCCTGGATCTCTTTCTTCTCCTTATCAGAGAGACTCGCCCATCGCTTTATGAGGATCATCTTCCTCCGGTCGCGCTCTGACTCGGAGATGAGCTGTGTCGAATACGCAAGACCGAACATTTCCTTGTAATCGCGCACGGTCGGCACGGTCTCCTTGTGAGCGCTGATCGCGTGGCGTCCTACATCGGCGTACAGCTCGCCGCAGACATGGCACATGACCTTGTCGCCTTCTATCGTCGAGAGGAGCGCGCCCTGGTATCCGAATCCTGTCTCTGCTTTCCGGAGCGGCTCCTTGTAGTGATAGAACGTGAGGAAGGTATCCTTGTAGGGAATCCTCTTCATGGCTCTCTACTTGAACGTTCCGCGCTTCTCGAGGACGAGCGTGATAAGGGCAGGCTTGTACGCAGGCGGGATCTTCACCGATTTCTCGATCTGGTCCTGGATTGCCAGCGCCGCCATATCCGATGACGCGCGTTCGATAGCCCGTTCAGCGCGCAATACGGATTCAGGCTTAGGACCTTCTGCGACGCCCGAATTCGCCTCTGCGGGTGCCGGAACGCCCTGAGATGACATCTCGGACGCCTGGGACTTGCCAGGAGCCGTGAGGGGCGATTTTGGCGCTTGAACAGGTGCTCCATCGCTTGCACTGACGACCTTCACGGTCTCGTTGACCTTTCCGAGGAATCCGGGCTTCACTTCCGCGTACTTCCCGTAAAGCTCCTCGATATGCGGCATCGCGAAGTCGCGCGCCTCCTCGAACGTCGGAGCCTCTACCGTGATTTCCGGCTGGATATTGCCGAACGACTGTACCGGAATGACCGCGCGCACGGCGAAGGAGACGAACCGGGTGTCTGCCTTCATATCGATGACGCCATCTTTCTTCTTCGGCTTTGCCACTTTCGCGGGCTTCGGTGCCGAGACCTTCTTTACCTTCTTTGCGGACGTTGCCGCGACGGTTTTGTTAGCCATTTTGTTCTTGTTATCTATCCTTGGTAATTCCTATCTTAGGGTTTCGCGACCGTGTAGCGGAGCGACGGCGACTCCTCGTACGTCGCGTCGCCGGTCGATTCGGCTTTCGCCTTCTCGGCTTTCAGCTGCTCGGCAAGCTCATTCACGCTCTCAGGGTACTTCCACCTCTTGAGCTGCGAGACGCTGAACTTGCCCACGCCGATGTCGATCTTATCGATACCCTGTTCGAGCATCATCGAGATGATATGCGGGCGCAGCTGCGCTTTCTTCGCCTCGAGCGCGGAAATCTCCGCGTCGAGCTGTGCGTATTCCGCATACGCGTTGCTTATTCCCATACTACGATTCGTTATTCTTACGGCTGATAATGGCTTCGTCGAGCAGCTGACGCGTGACTTCGCCCTCGGTAAGCGCGCCTTTCGACTTCTTCACCTCGTTCTTGATGAATTCGTCCTGGTGCGCGAATATCCGCGTGTTCACGCGATGCATCTGCGTCGGCTTCTTCTGTGTTGCTGATTGATTCATACTGTTCTTACGCCTTGTAATCGATTACCTCTCCATGATAGTCTATGTCGCTGTCGCCGTCAATCCTAGGTGTGGAAAACCCGTTCAGCCAGGAACAAGGCTTCTTTTTCCGTAATAGATCTGTGCCCGTCGTTCATGAGCTTCCGTATCTCCTCGTACCGTATGAGATAGTAGGATTTCCTGAACCTAATGACGAGATAGGCTGGAAGCGGGGGTGCGCAGAATCCGTCGCACGGCTTCTTCCTGCTGTCTTGGTCTGAGAGCTTCCAGACAAGTCCGTTGTACGCGAGCGACATGAGCCCTTCATCCTGATGCTCCTCGATGCGTGAGAACGCGAACGAGTTCCCTCTCGCTACTTTCAGCTCGTAATAGCAGTATAGGCGCTTCTCGCGAAGGTACCGATTGAGTATCGTGTTGGCAGCTGATTCGAGCATGCTATCGGTGAGCGTTGACGTACTCGCGGGTCTTCGGACCGAACCGTCCGAATCCGGTCGTCGTCTCGTTTCCGCTCGATACGATGCCGACGGCAGCTTGCAGCTCTTTCACCGCGCCATCGGTCGCCGGTCCGTAGAAGGTCGTCTCCATGCCTGCACTACCCGGATGCCCGGATGGCGCTACCGGGAACCCTTGCGCATTAAGCCACCGCTGAAGCGCCGTCACGTCGCTCCCGGTCATATCGAGCGCGAGGTCGCGATTGAAATACGGAACGGATACTTTCGAGACGGAATCGACTATGGTTCCAACCTGCACGATCTGCGGCAAATAGTTCTCTCCGAGATAGCCGTATCCTTTCCGGCCCCATTGGTCGCTCCACCAATTCGCGAAATAGATGTAATTCGTATCGAACGCGCCGAGCACAATGAAATGGCCGGAGACGACCTGGTGCGGCGTGCGCAGCGGAAGGATATCCTTCTCGGCCCACGAGCTGCGACCGTTCTTGTCAGTCCAGAACTCGTCTCCGAGCTCGATGAGCACGAGCACCGAGCCGTTCTGATAGATGAGGTCTTTCAGGTCTTGCATCGTAAGCGCGCCGGTATGGAAGCCGTATGCGGCGATCTTGTGATTGCTCATCTCTGCGCGCATGGCACTTGTGAGACGGCTCGGTGCAGAGAACTGCGCGAGCGGCAGATCCGTCTGTTCAGGAAGCATGGCGTAAGGCAACGAACCGGTGGAAAGGAGCGACTTGAAGATGCTCTTCATGTCCGTACCGGCAGACGGCGGGAATCCGTCGATGGTCTTTATATCGACCCACTGCGCATCCGGCGAATAGATCTGCTGCGGATGTTCGTCAAGATAGCTCGCCATGAACGCGCCCCCATTGGCTCCGCAATCCGGCTCCTGCTTCTGGTAATACACGCGCGGACGATTGAAGAACGCGTCCGGCATGAGTACGCTCGGCGTAGCGCCTGCAGATGCACCGAGTCTGAGCGAGTATTCGGTTCCGTCCGGGACGAATTTCTGTCCGCCCGGATTAGGGAATGCGTGAGGTGTGATGATGGTATCCATATGTCTTTCGCAAATATCTTTGATAATTGTAGCTTTGGAATCTTTCGTCTCTCTTTCATTTCCGCACACTTGGCAAATTCTCATAAGACGGAAAGACGTTCCTGAAAATCCGCTCCGCTTATTATAGCGTCATGGCATGCCTGGTCTGCCCCACCTGGCACGACGAGGTGGAGATACAGGTTCTTCTTGAGGTGCTGGCTATCGAGGATGCGGCCTTTCCCCTGATCGTAGAACACGAAGCGATTCGACTTCGACGCAAATATCATGCACGGAGCGCTCGGCACCCGGTACCCTTCGCAGATCTGCGCAGCGACCACGATGATGCCTTTCTCCATCGATTCCATCTCGCTGAAGATCGTGGCCCGGTCATTCGTCTGCCCCGTCACGGTACGCACCTCGTACCCCTCACTGCGCAGAGCGGCCGCTATCGCCTCAACCTGCGCGGTATACGCCGCGAACACGAAGAGTTTCGGAAACTCCTGCGCGCGCTCGATGATGTAGTCTATCTTTCCGTTCTTGAAATGCTGCGTATCTTTCACGAGCCGGCCTTCCGTCTCGTTCATCGACTCTATCTTATTCCCGTACAGGATGCCGTTCTCGATGGTGCGCATCCTGGCGCGTCGCACCAATGGATCGGCTTCCTCCTGGTCGAGCTGCTTGAGCGCGCGTTTCTGCTCGTCAGTGAGCATGATACGTACCTCCTGGTGCGTCTGCTCCGGCACATCCATGAAATCCTGAAGCGAACCCGTATAGCCGAGTTTCTGCACGGCAAGCGCGAGGCGCTCTTGCGTCGCGTCATCCTTTCGTTCGAGCCATCTCTGATGACGTCCCATCATCACCGGATAATAGAACGCATCGCGGAACCGGTAAAAATCCCAGCTCTTTCCGAAGAGCTTCGCTGCAGCCCATACATTCATCGGCTTCCCTTTCGGCGTCGCGGTGCAGATGTAGAATCGTTCCGGCGGGAAATCGTGCAGGTACTTGAGGATTGCCTCGAACGTCTTCGACGCTTTCGGAATCTGCACGCGGTTGCGCTGCCGCGTCTCCGGAAGCACGCCGAGCGCGCGATGCCCCTCATCGAGAATCACCGTATCGAACCGCTGCCAGTCCTCAGGATGACGCCAGAACATGTCGTAGTTGATGACGGTGATGTCCTTGCCGAGTCCGAATTTTTCACCGTTCTTCTGCCATGTCTTATCAAGCATCTGCTGCTTCTGCGCGATGACGAGGATACGACCGGTTGCGAGCATGAGTGCAGTCAGCGTCTTACCCACGCCAGTTCCTAGGAAGATGCCGGTGTGCATCTTGTTCTCGTCGATGATTTGCTGCTGGATTTTCAGGAGCTCGTATTTCATAAGACGAATCGAATTAGGAACAGGAGAATCAGAAGAAACAAAATGACTTCCATCAAGATCTCGTTCACTTTCATCTTTCTTAGTAGCACCTCCAGAGTATCTGGCTTACCTCGTTCAATTCTTCTCACTTCTTCTTCTGATTGAACCATTGAATATTGAGTCTTCATAGGACGTCATCGTCATCCTCCACTGGAACGGGAGGGTTTGTCTTTCCGTATCAGCTCTTTTAGCTTATGCCACACCTCACGGTTCTTATTGACCGTGATGTCGTTATTGAATCGCCCGGCGAGATAGTTCATCGAACAGACCAGGTCGAATGCGTTATCGAGATCTTGCTCCTTCGGCTTTCGCATGCGAAGGATATAGTCGAGCGGATGTTCGTCTTTTTTCATAACATCTTATGGAAGTTCTTAACACTAAGTTTCTTTTTCGCCTCGCGGATAGCATTGAGCGCGATGACGATGTCTCGACCACCCTGAGTGAATGCGCATCCTCTTAATAACTGAAGCAACGCTCTCTCTGCGACACGTACCTCGAGACGCTTCTTTTTACGGAACTCTGCGGGAGTCCCGTAGATATTCCTAATGTGGTCAGGCCAGATTCGCTTGTTCATAGTTTCATGTCTCTTAGGATGTGAACAACCACTTCCACATTGAACGCGTTCCCGCATACGGCGATGCGGTGCGATTTCGGTATGCCCTCCGTGTAGCCGTCAGGGAGCGATTGCAAGCGCTCGCACTCCACGGGCGTCAGCGGTCGCACCTCGCCACGCTGGTAGATGCCTATGTGCGTGCTCGTCATGAGCGTTTTCGCTTTCTTGCCCACGCGCCCTCGGCGCGTGGTAGAGTTCGGGAAGCTGGTATCGACGCTGTCGCCTTCCTCCGCTATCGCGTACTCCTTCTTCGTCGCTTCGCGCACGAGGAGCCTGCCGTCCGGCAACGTCTCGTACAAGCCGGTCTTGTTCCCGCCGGTGTGTGATGGGAGCGTGATGCTCTTGCCGTTCGCACTGTAGATGCGCGATCCTTGACCTCCATTCGTCCCCTTCAGCTTCCCCACGAGCACGGGTCTGGTCGGCTTTTCAGGAATCAGCAGCCACGATTCCTGGCTCTGGCTCCTCGTTAGCGTGTTCGCTTTCCCATCCTTACGGCTCACGAGTTCCCGTGCGCGGCGAGGCGTGAAGTCCTTACCAGTCCGAGCCTTGTGCTTCGCACGTATCCTCTTAGCCTCCTCCGTCCGGCGTTCGGTAAGCATGACTGCTTGCGAGTCTTCCGCGATATCCTTCAGCAGGATGCCTCGGTCTTCCGGGAGCGTGATACCAGGTATGTTCGTCCAGAAGTATCGCTTACGCGTTTGCGCACTCACAAGTGCGGCGTCTATCATGATTGGCTCGACGCCCAGCTCCTTCGTGATAATGTCGCGATATTCCCGCTTCATGCTGGCGACATTCTCGAGTATGAAAAAGCGCGGCTTCACAGTCTTGAGAATGCGCAAGTATTCGTAGAAAAGCCCGGAACGCTCTCCTTCAAGTCCTTTCCCGTCATGTTTCGCGCGGGAGAGGTCCTGGCACGGAGATCCGCCGATGAGCAGGTCGACGCTCTCTTTCGGAAAGAGACTGCCCCAGAGTCTCGTGATATCTCCCAGCTGGATGATATCCGGCCAGTTCTTTCGGCTCACCAGCATGGCGTGCATATCGATCTCGCTCGCATAGTACGCTTTCACCGGTATCCCTGCACGTTCGAGCGCTACGCGAGCGCAAGATATGCCATCGAACAATGATAAGACCGTTATTCCTTTCTTCTTCATAATACGTCGTCATCCTGATAATGCTGTTCCGATTCCTCCGGCACCACGCCGAACTCCTCATCCCACTTCGTGATGGTCTTCGCGCCCCGGAAGAACCCGGAGCCGTGCGTCGAGGTACGCGGGATGTACGAGAATTTCCCCGTGCGCAGGCCGTACGCCTTCATCTCCTTCGTGAACGCGATCGCGCTCTTGAACTTTCGGCCATCCTTCATGCAGTAGTCGCGGTAATCGCTATAGAGCTTCGCGGTCGTTTCGAGAACCTTCGAATCGTCGAACGAGAGGCATTCCGCGATGAACCCGTCGACCGACGAATTCTCTTCGCGGTACTCGGCAAGCGCCTGCTGCTGTTCTTGCGTGACGGTGAACCGCTGTTCTTTCATGAGCGACCGGTACCCTTCAAGCATCCAGTTCAGGATGCCGGAAAGTTCGGAAGCCAGGATGCCATCGGAGAAGCGCAGCAGCGTGTTCGGATTATCCCGGAAATTGTTATTGAACTCTACGACCATCATGCGACGCTCGGTCGCGGACGATGAGTCGTCGACGCGCGGCATCGTGTTCACCGCGAAGATGAACTTGGCGGTGGGCGCGAATTTGAACTGATCCTTGAACTTCATGTTGATGGTCAGGGATTCGCCGGACACGAGCTTCTTCAGCTTGTGCGCCTGGTAGTAGTTCCCGCTGACCTCCTCGATGACGTTGAGGCGCTTTCCGATGAGCCCTTTGAGGCCGAATGTGCCATAGAGGTCTTCGAGATCGATGCGACTTGTTCCCTCTTCTCCAATGACCATTGAGATAGTATCCGCAAAGGTCGACTTTCCGTTTCCTCCATCTCCAACCAAAAATAGTGCCTTAGCATATACCATTGAGCTAGTGAGTAAATATCCCGCGAACTGCTGCAGCACGAGCTTCTTCTCCGTCGCTTCCGGTCCGCGCATCCAGGCGTCGAGGCATTCGAGCCATACGCGGCAATCGGCATTCGGATTATAGGCGACGGGCGACTGCACGAGCGAGACGAAGTCCGGCGTATGTGGATGCAGGATACCCGTAGAGAGCTGCAAGAGGCCGTTGCGCACGTTGAACCAATCGCCTTTGTCATCGGTCAGTTCGAGATCCGGAATGATCGAAAGGAGGCAGGCCACTTTGTCGGCCACGAACTTTTTCGTGCGGTAGCCCCAGAGCATATCCTCATAGAGCATATTCAGTATGATGCCGGACACATCTTGGTCCGAGATCATCTTGTATACACCGTCCACATAATTGAAGAAGACGCCTGCTTCGTTCTTCTTCAGGTACGGATAGCGCGAGCGCACCTCGATCTCGTAATTGCTGAAGCGCGTCTTGTCGGTTTCCTTCCGCGCCTTCGCCACGGCCGTATACGCCGCTTGGATCTTCATCTGTTCTTCCGGCGTCATGAGGAACGAGATGAACTCGTTCTTATAGGAGAATGTGTAGCCGGAGCGGAATGCCGAATTCACCGTGTTACGTATCTCCTGCATGCCGCCGCGCTCCTTCTCGATGCCGTGCCATCCCGTATCCTCGAAATGCTTCATCGCCTGCGCCTTCGTCCACCCCGCCTCGCGCATGAGGCTCGCCGTCACCAGGAGCGCGGAATTCGCGCAGTTCTCGCGCGGCAGCACAGAGTCGTCCGAGCCGTTGAGGAGCCGGATGAACGACGGGCGCTCTTCGATAGGATAGTGCCGGTTCACGAGATCGAAGAAGTTTTTGCGCTCCGCGTCCGCGTACTTCCTCATCCGGTCGCCTTCCTGCGTCTTAGGGAATTCCGGCACCGATTCGGCGAGCTGCGGGAACGCGTCCTCGACCTCGTCCATTGAATAGCGGGCGCTCAGCTCTTTATGGAGCCCTTTGATGCGGAACGGCGCGGCAGCGACCCCGTTCTTGTACGCGTCGCCGCTTTTCTTCCAATAGTACGTCCCGGGCTGGCGCATGATGCGCGTGAGGTCCTTCACGACGGGATCGGCTTTGAGCGTCGCGACGATATCCGCCTCGATGCGCTCCCAGCGCTCGACGGCGGCTTCCCACGCGTCATCGGTGAAGTCATCGCGGAACAGCGGCTCATCGAGGAGCCAATAGATGTGATATCCGTTCTTGGTCTCGAGAACGTACGTCGGCATGAGACGTTCCTTGATAGCGGCTATCTCATCCGGATCCTTGCGCCCGTCGATGTCGATGAAGAACGCATTGATAGACGTGCAATTCTCCTTCTGCGCGTTCGGCGCTCCTTTGAAGCCGTTTACCGTGAAGTACGCCTCGTACCCTTTCCGGTTCAGGTCATCACGCCGCCTCTCGCTCGATACGGGCGCGCGTCCTTCTCCGGTCTGGTCTATGTACCGATAGCAGTGGTCCGGGAAGCTATCGAGGAATCTGTGCTTTTTGAGTGCTGGCATCTTGGTCGCATGCGCGTTCGTGCGCTGCTCCGAAGGAACGGTCCGCTGCCATAGGTCATCAGTGCGCGATGTCTTTTTGTGTCATTGACCGCTCCTTCGGAGCAACCCGCGAGGGTCGCCCTGCTCGAATACAGGAAAGGGCACAGGACTCATAGCCAGCGAACGCCGCTTCCACGCAGCAACACCATCATGAGAACCCGTGCCCTTTCCTGTATTCGAACGTGTGGAAGTATTCTTGTTCATCTTCATCTCACTATTCTACCTCGTCCTCGTCCTCGTCGTTATCCCCTTCATCGTCCTTGTCCTCGTCCTCGTCTCCGTCGTCATCTTCATCCCATTCATTCCCATCCGCTTCATCGTCCGAGCCTGCCGAATCATCGTCAAGCGGATCCTGCTCAGGATTTGATTCATCCT